GTATTGAAACTACATCACTACTAAATCAATTCTTATTGATTACTGATGATAACAGACAGCCACTAGAATTTTCAGAACAAAGAATTGAAAAGCGTGAAAGAATGATTAATGGTCGAATGAGATCATATCACATTGCAGATAAGATTACATTAAGTACAAGTTGGAGCATGATACCTTCAAGGTCTCACGCCAATACACCAACATTCAACACATCTACTGGCGTATCACCACACAAGTCTTACACAACAGATGGTGGAGCAGGTGGAGCAGATATGCTTGAGTGGTACAACTCTCATAAAGGATCTTTTTGGGTATTTCTTGCATATGATAAAAAGGGTGTCTTTAAGGGAACTTCAGATCCATACGATCACCTGGGACAATACAACCAGTTGGTTGAAATGTTTATAAGCGATTTTTCATACTCTGTTGAAAAAAGAGGAACTAATTTTGATTACTGGAATGTTTCTATAAGTCTGGAAGAGGTATAATGTTTGAAGACAAGGACCTGCAAACATTTTTAGAGACTTCTCCTACAATCCGAAACAAGTCAATAATAACAGCAGAATGGAATATGAATATACCAACCAATATAAAACATATTGGAAATTATAGATACAGGCCAACAGATACATCTTCTGTGTATTCCTCTCTTCCTAGTAGTTTTGATATAAATGATGCTGGAAATTTTTATACAGGAGCAACAGATGCAGATGTGTTGGTAGATGGAACATTTGATAACAATGATATTCCCACAACATTTTTAACTAAGAAAGAAAAACTGCAAACACTTTATTCTTTAGAAGCATGCTTTGATCAGTTCAGACCAAGGTCTGGAATTAATAAAGCGGTATTTTTTGAAAATGGAAAACTTCACCATCCAAATTTAGTTATGGCAGATAGACCAAGATACTACATGCCAGATAAAAACGACAAGTTTAAGTACTGGACATCATACAGAACAGAGTCTGGTCAGGAATATGGAGTTGCATCAAAGGTAAGAGGAGCACAAAATCTTATAGAGGATGCTTGCCCCTTTGTTGTTTACAAAGAAAAGATTCCAGCAAATAGAGTTGTAGTCAAGATGCAAACCCATACTGGAACAGAAAACCTGGGACCATTTTCTTCCCCAACTGGTTCTTTTGCAGATCCATTTTTTGGAGATGTAAATAAAAAAGTACCTAGTAAATGGAAGATTCAATTTTTAAAAGATGGAAATTGGGAAGATGTAATCTCGTTTAATCCAGCAACAACAAGATCAGATGGATCATCAATAATTAAAAGTGATGGATACTTAGAAATTGCATACGGTCTTGTAGTCCCAGATGAGTGGAGATCAAAGTTTGTATTTGCAGAAGAATATACAAGCATATCTTTGCTTCCAGAAAAATCTGTAATTGGATACGCCTATCTTATTAAAGAAAATAATGCCGATATTGGAAAGTACTATATATGGAACGGTATAGATTATGACATAGTTACTCCAAAGTATGGCTGGTATGTACAAGATGAAACAGTTGACAGACTAACAAACTTTGTTATAGATGCTACAGACCCCAACTCTTTTACTAGATCTTTGGACGGGAAAAAGCAGTATAGGGAGTTTGAATATATCTCAGGAGTTAGAATTGTTGTAGATGCAATGAACGTAAAAGACTCAACATTTGATCTAATAGAAATATCTCCAAGACTTGTTCTGAATGTTTCGGATAAGACTTTGAACTACTCGATTAATAAAAGCGCATCAGACCTTGGCTTAAGCGGATTGCCAGTAGGACAACTGGTTGCATCTAACGGAAACATTGATATTTTTGATTATGATCAGGCTTTTAATGAAAACAATTTATTAAGCATAATAGCAAAGTACATAAATAGACATGTTCAGTTTAAGTTCTATGAAGTTATTGTCGATGTCAATGGATGGGATTATTACGTTCCAATTAAAACGCTATACTCTGACTCATTTCCCAAGCAAGACCTAATGGGCAAAACAGTTTCTCTTTCTTTAAGAGACATGTATTGGTATTTAGAATCCTTAACTGCCCCTCAAATATTAATGACAGAAGTATCAGTTAGTTCTGCAGTGTCCTTGCTCTTAGACAGTATTGGTTTTTCTAATTACACATTTAGAAGAGTTGCAAATGAAACAGAAATGATTATCCCTTATTTCTTTGTTGGACCAGATAAAAGTGTTGCACAAGTTCTTCAGGATTTAGCAGTATCAACACAGACTGCAATGTTCTTTGATGAATACAACAACTTTGTAATGATGAGTAAAGATTATTTAATGCCAACAAAAGATCAAAGACCAACAACATTTGAACTTAAGGGAACAAATGATTTGTTTGAAGATAAAGAAATTAAAAATAAAACCATCCCCAATACAAAACTTGCCAATATCATATCTGTGGCAGTGCAGCCAAATAACGTATACAATGATGGAGTTATTAACTATACAACAAGACATATACAGAGGTCAGTTGGATCGATAAAGCAAGCAAGTCTTTTAGATGAAGAAAGATACTATACATATAAGCCTGCGCTTTTGTGGGAAGTTTCTGGAACAGAAAACACAAAGTCTATCAACAATGAAGTAAACACGCAGTCTGCATATGTACTCAGTGCAATACCTTTAAACTCTAACCTTTCAGCAGATGTTCCAGTTGTAAAAAACAATATTGTAATTAATAATACTTTTAGTCTTGGTGAGGCAGCATACTGGATTACAAGATACAATGGTTATTTTTATTCACAAGGCGAGATTATTAAGTATGATGCAGTTCAATACAATGTGACTGGATTTGGAAATGTTTGGATAACCTCTACAGAAGATTATCAAAATTATTTTTCTAAACTACCATTTAATGGAAAGATATACCCAACTGGTCTTGTAAGAATTTATTCGGAACCAAAATACTTTGAGCAGTCTGGAGTAATTAAACTTCAAAATGGTCCAGTTGTTAAGCATGGTCGTGGACAATTTGGAACTACAGTGGTAGAGCACTCTGCTGGAATATCTGAATACTGGAAGTCTGACGACAATGTAAAAGGCTGCTACATGCTTTCTGAATACTTGTTTGACAAAAATTTGCCTGACCCAGAAATTGAGGTAACAATAGAACCAGGAGCCACACAAGCAGAAATTGATTTGCTAAAGGCTGCTGGTAAGTTTGTTTTGAGCACTGAGCCAGGAACTGGTATAAGTTCTGATGCACTAGCAAGAACATCTTCTAGAACTGGAATTATTAAAAACTTTATGTCAACTGCTCTTGTTGGAGAAATAACAACAAAGACTCAGCAACTTCCAGGATCAATTCAGTCTTCAGCACTTTCTTTAACTGGACCAAACTTTACAACAAAGCAAAAGCCAAGAGATTTTGTTTCCTATGTTCATAAAACTTTACAAGGGAAAAAATATAAACATTTTGGTACAAGAATGAGAATAGTTGGAAAGATAGAAAGCAATGAGGACCGTGGCCAAACATCCAATGGATCTTCGACCTACTATGTTGTTAATGGCTCTACACCAGATAAAAATATTAATATTGCTGGTGGCTCTGGAGGAATCGCAGTAATGTTAAATCCAAAAACAAATGTTGGATACTACTTTGAAATTGCAGCACTAGGCCTTGGAAACCTATCTCAAACAGACAGAGAGACCGTTAGCAATGTTTTCTTTTATAAGGTTAAGTCTAATAATGGAATCGCAATTCCAGTAGGACTATGGGACGGGATAGCACAAATCACAGTTGATGATGGAAGGTTTACTGGCCAGTCAAGAATGTTTGCTGAGGAAAATCCAACGGTATATGATTTAGCAGTAGAATATGAAGACATAGGAAAGACAAGAAGATTCTATTTATATATGAATGGAAGACTAATAAAGACAGTCGATGATGATGATCCGCTTCCAATATACTCTGATGTAGCATTGTTTACAAGAGGATCTTCAAGAATTATGTTTGAAAATGTTTATGCTTTATGTAATAACTATTCTCAAAATACATCTTTTTCTTTAGGCGCACCAGTTAACTCAGTCTTTGGAGATACAGAAATTGATGTAAATGAATCCTTTAGAAAGTACGCAGTAAGTGGTTTAATCCAAAACACATACCTATCTGGCATTGGTTCTTCAGAGCCACCAAAGTATGATATATACTTTGAAGAATTTGGAAGCATAATGAGAGAGGCAGCAGTCTTTAACTTTAAATATGACAAAGCCTATCCAGCACTAACTGCAAAAATTTCTCCTACCTTTAACAGAATAAAAGGCTACGTTGTTTCTGGATTTAGAGCGGGATCGTACGGTGCAGAATTTTTAGTGTTTAATGCAACTGACACAGCCCTAAGCCTAGATGAGACAAGCGGAAACTATTTAAGAGTTCAAGGGATTACATTTACTCAGCAGTCTGATAATAATTTAACAGTTGATGAATATTTTAATCGAAACAGTCTTGAATCAAACCCTCAGTTTGTAGCAGATAGACTGATATCTAATCCTTTTAAGTTTAAGCAAGATTATCAAGATATAAAACTTAGCAGAATGACATATGGAAAGAGAGATTTTTCTTTGGATACACAGTACATTCAATCACAGGATGAAGCATCAAGCCTAATGAAGTGGATGATTGAAAAAACAACAAAGCCAAGAAAATCTGTTGGTGTTAGAATATTTGCAATACCTACTATTCAACTTGGTGATATAGTTAGTTTAGACTATAAAGAAAATAATATAAGCATGGCATCTAGTCCAGCCAATAGATTTGTTGTTTACAACATTGAGTTTTCAAGAAGTTCGGATGGACCAGACATGACAGTATTCTTAAGTGAGGTGGTATAGTGACAACCCCAATCAATAAAAGTTCTTCGGTAGATGCAACTGCAGCAATACCAAAAGCGCAAGAAACAAAAAGCGATGATTCAGTAAAAATTGCAACCCCAGACTTAATTCTTTTTAACGATGAGGTTATGTCAATTGAGATAATGACAGACCTTATATTTGAAGACATAGGAGGATACGAACTTGCATCCATATCTAGACACGACCTTGTGAATGGTCAAAAGGTTATATACTCTCCAATTAAAAACTTAACAGATCTATATTTGCAATACAACCCAAACAATGTTTTAAGGCTTCAGTCTTCTGATTCTTATTTTAAATCTTTATCTTTGTCTATCTTTGATCACCTTCCGTCATGTGGAACTGGATATGATCTTGTTGGCACAGACCCCGATTTGACAAAAAGAACAAAGGTTCCAAACTGCCAATCTGTCTATATAGATCCAATAACAGGAGACCTGGTTATTAATCTAATTAATGTTAAAGAAAATGAGCAGGTAGAGGTTCAGGTATTGACAAGTGGAGATGTTTTTAGTGATACAATATATCCTGGGAGTAATTAATGATAACTAATATAGGTAAAAATCTTTTAGCCAAGTATCTTGTTGGCCAGACCGAATCATACGCATCTCACATTGCTGTGGGCTGTGGGCCCACTCCAGTGGCTTCTGACGGTGTGTTTGGGGACTACTCAGGCAAGTCTTCTTTAGACTTTGAAATGTTTCGTGTTCCAATTATATCTAGAGGATTTGTCAGTGAAGACGGACTATCAAAGGTAGTGCTAACAGCAGAACTTCCAACAGAAGAAAGATATGAGATTACAGAGGTTGGTATATTTTCTGCTGCATCAAACCCAGTTGCTGGATCATTTGATAGCAGAAATATATATTCATTTGCAGAAACAGATAACTGGCTATATCAGCCATTTGGATCTGCTGCAATAGATATACCAGTCAGGTATGAACCTCTTGATGGAGAATCTGAAAACGGTATAATAAATCAAACAGTTAATGTATTTGCAACAAATGCAGACAATAGAATATTTACACAGTCAGACAGAATAGCAAGAAACGAAAGATGTAGATTTTTAAACAACATAATTGCCATTGTTGGAAATGATTCAACACTAACAACTAATCAACAAGGTAAAATACAGGTTGGAACTGGATCTAAATACATTAGGCTTAATCAAACAACTGTAGATTTTACAAAAAATAGTCCTTTGGATGAACTTCGATTAGCATTTTCTATTGTTAACAAGGTTGCTAATTCGAATACGGTCCCAGATAATGTTAAAATATTATTAGAGTTTTCTCATATAGGACAAGACTCTAGCCAAGAATATTCAAGGTTTGAGGTAGACATCGATGATGAATCATATTCCGCTGGAACAGCATTAACATCAAAAGACTTTTCTACAAACAGATATATTGTTGAATCAAAAGCACTTAAAGATTTAAATAAGACGGACAACTTTGACTGGAGAGAAGTCTCGGTAGTAAAGATTTATGCATGCGTAACAGAGGCTGGAGTACCATCTGATATGTTTTACGTTTGTCTTGATGGTCTAAGACTCGAAAATATTACATCAACAAACTCATTGTATGGTCTTACTGGGTATTCTGTAATCAAGAGTATAGGGTCAAAGCCTATTATAAAGTCAGCAAACACAACAAACTATATTGAATTTAGATTCGCTTTGGATGTTGGATAATGTCAGACAAAGGTATTAAGAATGTTGTTGTTAAAAAAGAATTACTTGGAAAAGTAACCTCCTCAAACTCAAGAGTTGTTAGATTTAGAATTGTTGCAGAGGATAAAAATAGAAAATCTGCATATTCAAAAATTTTTATTACTGGGTCAGAGGCTGTTATAATTGGACCAGGAGATGTCAACATTGTTGGTAATACCGTACTGACAAACTGGTCTAGTGGACAAGTCTCAACTCAAATAACTTATGATGTTTTTGCAGGTTTTGATGGGGCCGTGCCAGTATATGTAGGAACTACAGCATCACAAAACTATTCATTTTTAAAAAATGGAACACAGTCTGTAAGAGTAATAGTCCAGGCATCATCAATAAATCCAATACTCACAGAAGTATTAGAAGTTTATGATTCTGGAACCGTGAGTCTGG